AAATCCTAATGGTATTTATGGAATGTCCGATGTCCTTGAAGCACAATTAAGATCCAATAGAACTCAAACAGATCAATCTGATAGTCCAATGACTAAAGTAGATAGATCAACTTACGCTGCATTTTCAAATAAATTATCAGAAGGCACACCAAATCAATATTGGGTGCAAAGATTTATTGATCATGTTAGTATTAATGTTTATCCTACTCCAGATTCAAGTAATGCATCTAAAGACATGCATTTTTATTACATAAAAAGAATACAAGACATTGGTGCTTATACAAATGCAACTGATTTACCTTTTAGATTTGTACCATGTATGGTTTCAGGTTTATCTTATTATTTATCCATGAAGTATGCTCCACAACTAACTCAAAATTTAAAATTACTTTATGAAGATGAATTTCAAAGAGCATTACAAGAAGACGGTTCAGCTTCAAGTACATTTATTACACCTAAAGCTTATTACCCAGGAACTTAATGTCTAAATACGCAACAGGAAAACATTCAAAAGCTATTTCAGATAGATCAGGACTTGAATTTCCATACAGAGAAATGGTTAGAGAATGGAATGGTTCATTTGTGCATTACACAGAATACGAACCTAAACAACCACAATTAGAACCTAAACCTGTGGGAGGAGATGGTATCGCATTACTACAAGTTAGACCTGATAGAACAGAACCTGCTACAACGGTAAGAATAATAGATAATGGTTTTGAAACATATGAAGCAGGATCTGGAATTATAAATGTATTTTCACCTGGTCATGGTTTAACAGATAATACTGTATATAGATTTAGAGGACCACCAACTACTTCTGCAGGAAGTGGTTTTGTTTATGCTGACCCTGAAAGTTTTGATGGTATATCAGGATCTAATATTGCAAAAGCAGCTGGATACACAATAAGAACTGGAAAATATAAAAATGGTGCGCGAGATGCATCAAGTGATTATTTAGCAACTAATTTTTTCTTTTTTACAGTTGACACAAATACTGCTACAAGTGGTACCATGATTAAAAAATTAATTAATTGGATTAAAAATATATTTATACCTGAAAAACAGGACCCTCATCTTGCACTTTATGAAGAAGTGAGAACAGATAAACAAGATAAGATACGTAGAAAACATGGAGGATCAGAGTAATGGCTTATACTTTAGCAAATCTACAAGATGATATTAGAAACTATACAGAAGTAGATGACTCTGTGTTATCAAATACTATTTTAGATACTATAATTAAAAACGCTGAAAATAGGATTTATAGAGAAGCGGATTCTGATGATAATAGATTTTATGCAACCTCTAACTTAGCAGCTGGAAGTAGATATGTAACCATACCATCTGATCTAAGATTTATTCGATATGTTCAATTAACAGATTCTTCTGGTAATCAAACTTTTTTAGAAAAAAAAGATACTTCATATATGGCAACTTTTTATGACACACCTGGAACGGCTTCAGGTATACCTAAGTATTATGCTAACTGGGATGCTAATTATTGGGTAGTAGCACCTACACCAAATAGCACTAATTTAATCACTTTAGCGTATACAAAACAACCAGATAGTATTACAACAACAACTGGAGCTTCTCCACCAAGTACTAATGGTACTTATACATCAAATAAATATCAAGATTTACTTTTGTATGCATGTCTGGTAGAAGCATATGGTTACTTGAAAGGTCCTGCAGATATGTTACAATACTACGAAGGATCTTTTAAAAGAGCTTTACAATCGTACGCGATCGAACAACAAGGTCGTAGACGCCGAGACGAATATCAAGATGGTGTTATTCGTACTCCTCTTAAATCACCATCACCCTAAAATAATTAAGGAGACAAATAAATGGCAAATATAGTACCTGACTCTTTTAAAACAGACCTACTTGGTGGTGTGTTTGATTTTGATTCTGGCGGATCAAGTTTCAAATTAGCACTTTACACATCATTAGCTGGTTTCAGTACTTCTACAACTGCTTATACAACTACTAATGAAGTTTCTTCATCTGGTACAAACTATACAGCAGGTGGAAACGCTTTAACTAACAATGGTGTAGCAGTAGCAAGTAATGTTGGCTATGTTGACTTTGCAGACTTAACTTTTAGTTCTGTAACTTTAACAGCAGTAGGCGCTCTGATTTATAAAGATAGTTCTAATGAAGCTGTATTAGTTTTAGATTTCGGCGGATCAAAAACTGCAACTAACGGAGATTTCGTTATTCAGTTCCCAGCTGCAACTTCTTCTGATGCAATTATTAGACTTGGCGACGCGTAATAAAATTTGGAGTAGTGAATGGCTTTAGTAATTAACGATAGAGTTAAGGAGACAAGTACAACTACAGGGACAGGAACGTTTTCACTGGCCGGTGCTGAAACTGGTTTTGAAACTTTTGTAGCTGGAGTTGGCGATGGTAATACAACTTACTATGCAATTTCTCATGACGGAACAAACGAATGGGAAGTAGGAGTAGGAACGGTTACCGATGCAGGAACTGACACTTTATCAAGAGACACAATTATATCTTCATCGAATTCCGATGCAGCAGTGAACTTTACTGCAGGTGGAAAAACTGTCTTCTGTACATTGCCAGCTAAGAAAACTATTTCGCCAGTCATGGACGCAACAACTTTTGTCGTAACACATAATTCAACTTTATCTGAAGATCAAACTTTAGATTCTGGAGTACTAGCAGGACCTGTAACGATCACAGGTACACAAACAATAACAGGGACATTGGTAATTTTATAATGAGTCAAGTAGAAGTAGATAAAATAATTCCACAATCAGGTACAACATTAACTGTTGGAGATTCTGGGGATACGATTACGATACCAAGTGGTGCTACATTAAGTGTTAGTGGTTCTCTTGGAACTTTATCTAGCTTAACGGTTAATGGTAATGTCAGCATAGATGGTGGCACAATCAAACTAGATGGTAATTTAGATGCTGCTAATAACGTTGCTTTAGGAAATAATACTTTATCCAGTATTACCACAGGAGATAGTAACACAGCTATAGGTAACGCATCTTTAAATGCTGATACTTCTGGAGATAGAAATATTGCGATAGGTAGAGATGCTTTAACAACTAACACTACAGGAAATGACAATGTGGCAGTAGGAAATGCTGCTATTTCAGCTAATGTTTCTGGTTCAAATAATGTAGGAATTGGTAGAAAAGCATTAGAAGCAAACACAACAGCTTCCGATAACACCGCAGTAGGTTTTTGTTCTTTAAAAGCTAATACCACAGGTGCAAGAATTGTAGCTATTGGAAAAGATAGTTTAAGAACTAGCACTACAGGTGGAGATAATGTAGCGATTGGCTATCAATCATTATTAGATAATACAATCGGTTGTCAAAATGTTGCTATTGGTTATAGGTCAGCATTTGAAAATATAGATGGAAATTTTAATGTAGCAATAGGTCATAATTCTTTATGTGATAATACTACAGGAGATAATAACACAGCGTTAGGTCAAAGCTCTTTAACAAATAATACAGCTTCAAACAACACAGCTGTAGGTTATCAATCTCTAACTGCTAATACGACAGGAACTCAAAACGTAGCAGTAGGTTCTATTTCAGCAGTTACCAACACCACAGGTTGCTATAACACAGCACTTGGTCATGCTTCATTATATAATAATTCAACAGGTTGCCGTAATACTGCTTTAGGAAATTTTGCTGGTAATGATAACACAACAGCGAATGATAATACATCAGTAGGATATTTTTCTTTAAAAGCTAATACAACAGGAACTCAAAACGTAGCAATCGGAGCATATGCTTTAGATGCAAACACAACAGCTTCTAAAAACGTAGCAATTGGTTTTGATGCCTTATCAATAAGTACAACAGCCTCTAACAATACAGCTGTTGGTTTTGAAGCAGCTAGAAATAGTACAACAGGTGCTAACAACACAGCTGTTGGATTTTGTGCATTAAGGTCTAATACAACAGCAAATAATAATGTAGCAGTAGGTTATCAATCACTTTTTGCTAATACGACAGGATATTCCAATATTTCAATAGGTGCTTATTCCTCAGATGGAATCACTACAGGTTATGAAAATACAGTTATAGGGGTTTCTGCGTTAGGTGCAAGTACTACAGGAAATACAA